CTACTGGTGTATCAACATTTAATCTAGATTTAAATGACCTCATTGAAGAGGCTTTTGAACGTTGCGGTAAAGAACTTCGTACAGGTTATGACTTCCGTACAGCACGTCGTTCATTGAACATCATGACGATTGAGTGGGCTAATCGCGGCATTAACTTGTGGACTATCGAGCAAGGTCAAATCCCAATCAACATCAATGCCAGTCAGATTAGTTACCCGCTACCGATTGATACCATTGATTTACTCGACACGGTTATCCGTACGGGTACTGGTCAAAACCAAACTGATATTAATATCAACCGCATCTCTGAATCTACCTACTCAACCATTCCTAATAAGAATGCTACAGGTCGTCCGATTCAAGTGTGGATTGACCGCCAATCAGGCAATATAAATATGTCAGCTACAACGACATTATCAGCAGGTATAGCCTCAACTGATACAACAATCAATGTGACAAGCGCAGCTAACCTAGCTACTCAAGGCTATATCAACATTGGTTCAGAGACTATCCTATATCAAAACGTGAGTGGCAATCAGTTACTAAACTGCTATCGTGGCGTTAATAATACAACTGCAGCAGCACATTCATCTGGTGATAGCGTTACTGTTACAAGACTTCCTAACGTAAACATCTGGCCTACAGGTGTTTCAGGCACACAATACACATTGATTTACTGGCGCTTACGTCGTCTAAACAATGCAGGTGATGGTGTTAATACAGAAGACATTCCATTCCGCTTTATCCCAGCAATGGTTGCTGGTTTAGCATACTACTTGTCAGTTAAGTTAGAAGGTGTAGCATCTGACCGCATCATGGGTTTAAAAGCAGACTACGAACAACAGTTCCAACTAGCTGCTGATGAAGATAGAGAGAAAGCACCGATTCGATTTGTACCACGCAACATGAGCTACACGAGGTAAGTAATGCCTACCAAGTATGCTAGTGGTAAGAATGCAATTGCCGAATGCGATAGATGCGGTGAACGATATAAGCTAAAGGAATTAAAAAAGCTTATTATCAAGACGAAACAAGTGAACATACTAGTTTGTCCTGAGTGCTGGGACCCTGACCAACCGCAACTGCATCTAGGGATGTATCCGATTTCGGACCCGCAAGCGATTAGAGACCCACGCCCTGATACTAGTTACTATACTTCAGGTTTGGGTGCTGATGGGTATATCTCAGACGGTAGTCGTCAAATTCAATGGGGCTATAGCCCTGTTGGAGGTTCAAGTAGTTTTGATAGTATACTAACTCCTAATGATTTGATTGCAGTTGGACAAATAAATAGTGTTACAATTACCACATCATGAAATTATGTACCAGATGCCAAAAAAATAAAGAGTGTACCGATTTTTATAAGCAGTCGGCAAATAGTAAAGATGGCTATCAAAGCCATTGTAAACAATGTGATAATGAGCGTAAGTTAAAATGGAAAGTAAAAAATCCAGAAAAAGCTAAAGCTCACGCTAATCAAGCGGAAAAGAATAGATTACATGATGAGTACCGAAGAGAGTATAGAAGGCAACTTAAAAAAACGCCTAAAGCGAAAGCTACTAATAACGCATCATATGCAAAACGTAGAGCAGCTAAACTACATAGAACACCTAGCTGGCTTACAAAACATGACTTGTTAGTTATTAAGTCTTTTTATGCTATTGCACAAATGTTAACAAGAGTTAATAATGAACCGTGGCATGTGGACCATGAAATACCCCTACAAGCAAAACTTGCTTCTGGGCTACATGTCCCTTCAAATTTAAAGTTAATGCGAGGGATTGAAAATGAAACAAAACGCAATACATATGAAATTAAATAAGGAGTTTTAAAATGGGTTATAGAACAGCAGCTGACGGCATCACTAAGTCAGGTAAAACAAAAGGTACAAATCTAGGTGACGACGGTAAGAAAGTCGGCATTCAATCAGGCAAAGGCTCAAAAGGCGTTACTACTGAATCAATGAAATCAGTTGGTCGTAATTTGGCACGTGCTAAAAACCAAGGATAACATCATGGCTAAAAATGATTTTGTAAAAGCAACACCAGCAGGTGAGTACCCATTAGGTAACGCCAAAGAAAATAAAGACGCTAGCGCATACACAGGCTTTAAATATCCAGCAGGTGGTGGCAATGATATTAATGTCTATAAACAACCTATGGTTATTGGTAACGAAGATATCCAATGGGCTACTGACCCTAACTCTATGGCGGCTAATGAATCTACTCCAGGTGGCATGCCTGCACGTCGCGTAAGTATTGGTAATAGAGTTGAAAGAGTTAAATCAGAAGGTGTTGTTACTCGCGGAAATGGCGCAGCTACTAAAGGTACTAAAGCTAGAGGTCCGATGGCGTAATGAATTACGAACAGTTATATAACAATATTCAAGCTTATGCTGAAAACACAGAGTCACTATTTGTTGCCTCTATTCCTGTTTTTATTCAGGAAGCTGAAGACCGCATATATAACTCTGTTCAAATTCCAGCATTACGTAAGAACGTAACAGGTACACTAACAGCGACTAATCAATATGTATCTTTACCAAGTGATTGGTTATCGAACTATTCTATTGCTGTGATTGATGCTTCAGGTAACTATAACTACCTACTAAACAAAGATGTAAACTATATGCGCGAAGCATATCCAAACCCTACATCTACAGGCTTGCCTAAGTACTATGCGCTTTTTGGGTCTCAGTACACTGACATCAATGAGATGTCTTTAATCTTAGGGCCAACACCTGACGCTAGTTATAGCGTAGAGATGCATTATTACTACTACCCACCTACCATTGTGCAAGGTCAGATTACTACGCTTAATACCGCTTCATTTAGTGGTGGCTCGCTATATACCAATGGCGTATACCAAAATATTCCATTGACAGGTGGTTCAGGTTCAGGCGCTTCTGCTGACATCGTGATTGTTGGCGGTGCAGTTACTTCAGTAACCTTGAAGTTTGGCGGTAATTTTTATGTAGTTGGTGATGTGTTATCCGCATCTACTACGACTATTGGTAATTCAGGTTCAGGTTTTTCTATTGCTGTAACGGCTATATCTAACACCAAAGGTACCTCATGGTTAGGTGATAACTATGACCCAGTATTGTTCTATGGCGCTATGCGCGAAGCTATGCTCTTTATGAAGGGTGAGCAAGATTTAGTTAGCTATTATGAACAAAAATATACTGAAGCTTTAGCTCAACTTAAACGTCTTGGTGATGGTCTTGAACGCAATGATGCTTACCGCAAGGGGCAGACTAGCTTGGAGTATAAAGGTCTATAATGGCAATTGTTCAAACACAATGTACTATTTTTAAAGATAACCTATTAAAAGGGTTAGAGAATTTTTCGACTAGCACATCATATGTGTATAAGATTGCTTTATATAATGCTAATGCTAATTTAGGTGCCGACACACTTGTATATACCACAACTAATGAAGTTACAGGTACAGGATATACGGCAGGGGGTAAAACACTTGCCCCAACAGTACCGACATCAGGTGGTACAACAGCATATGTATCATTTAGCAACGTGACTTGGAATCCAGCTAGTTTCACTACTAGGGGTGCTTTAATATATAATAGCACTACTGGAGCCGCGGTTGCGGTACTAAATTTTGGTTCAGATAAAACGGCAACAAATACATTTACGGTAACGTTTCCTGTCAACGATGCAAGCAACGCTATCATTCGAATAGCATAAGGAGTTTTAACATGATGAAAGAAAAACAAGGTTTTGGCGATAATGCTGTAGCTACTATGGCTAGCAACGTTGCTGATAACGAAACAGTAGGCATTGAAGGCGTTTACCACGTTGAATGCCGTGATAAAGATGGCAACTTAAAATGGGAAGATTCATTCCCTAATCTAGTTAACGCTGTTGGTAAACAACTATTGCTTGATACGCTATTACGCACATCAGGCACTTATACAACTACAGGCCCATTCTTAGGTTTGATTTCAGGTGCAAGCCCAACATTCGCAGCATCTGACACAATGACATCCCACTCAGGTTGGACAGAGTTTACAGCGTATACAGTTGGTGGTTCAGCAGTTCGTGGCACAGCAGTATTTGCGGCTTCTACCTCAACAGGTACAACACCTACGAACGTAACAACATCAGCAGCTACAGCGATTACTTACACTATTACAGGTTCAGGTGGTACAGTTGGTGGTTGTTTCTTAGTAACAGGTTCAGGTGCTTCAAGCACTCAATCAAATACAAGCGGTACTTTATACAGTGCAGGTGCATTTGCTACAGCTAAAATTACAACATCAGGTGACACTGTGTCTGTGACTTATTCGACCACTGCAACAAGCTAAGGAGTCCTAAATGGCTCTAGCGTTATACGACCGTGTTGCGCAGACGGGTACGGCTAATACCACAGTTAGCTTTACCCTAAGCGGGTCTGTTCAAGGCTTCCAAGCATTTACCATTGTTGGTAATGGCAATACAACATTTTATGGTGCAACCGACACTACCGGCGGCTGGGAAGTGGGGATAGGCACGTATTCAACAACAGGCCCTACCTTAACTCGCACAACCATTTTAGCTTCAAGTAACTCAGGAAGTGCGGTTACATTCTCAGGTACAGTGACAGTCTTTGTTACATACCCATCAGAGAAGTCTGTTAATCTAGATGGTTCAGGTAACGTATCAGCACTAGGAACAATCGCATCAGGTGTATGGCAAGGTACGACAGTTGGTGTCGCATACGGTGGTACAGGCGTAACAAGTTCTTCAGGCGCTAACTCTGTAGTCTTACGTGATTCCAATTCAAACATCACTGCAAATAACATATTGCTTGGATTTACAAGTACCGTAACGGCAGCTGGGACAACAACGCTAACAAGCGCTTCTACTCAGTACCAACGCTTTACAGGTACAACAACTCAGACCATTAAACTTCCTGATGCAACGACACTGCAAAAGGGCTTTATCTTTATCGTTAATAACGGTTCAACAGGTAATCTTACAGTTGTTGATAATGCATCTACTACTTTGGATTTGGTGATTGGTGGTGCGATTGATTACTGGACACTTTTAGATAATAGCACAAGTGCTGGTACGTGGATTGCATATAGTTTAATCCCTGCTTCATACGACTTTAATAATACATCCGCATCATTTGGCAATGCATCAATAATTAATGCGGTATGGAACGGTACTACAATTGCTTCAGGTTATGGTGGTACAGGCTTAACAACTTTTGCTGCAGCTAATAATGCCCTTTACTCAACATCATCTTCAACGTTAACTGCAGGTACATTACCAGTTGCAGCAGGCGGTACAGGGCTAACAAGTTTAACTGCAAATTACATTCCTTACGGCAATGGTACAGGTGCTTTAAACTCAAGCGCAAATTTTACTTATAATGGCACGATATTAAACTTAACAGGTACTGCAGCTAGATTCCAAGGCGATTTTAGTAATGCAACAGTTAATAGCAGAACAGCATTTCAAACTAGCACTACAAACTCTGCAACAGGCATTTATGCAGTTCCTAATGGCACAGGCACAGCAGCTTCATGGCAAGCTAGTAACGCAGCAGACCCAACAAATGCAAGCAAGATTTTAATTGCGACTAACGGTTCTACTGACGTTCAGTTAGTATCAGGCATCAATGGCACAGGTACATACTTGCCAATGGGCTTTTGGAATAACGGTGCAGAAAAAGCTAGATTATCTGTATCAGGTGGTTTTTCTGTAGGCACAACATCAGATGCTGGCTCAACTAATATATTAGCTGCTGGTACAGTAACAGGCGCAGAAGTTATTGCTTCAAACGGGATTATAGTAAACAACCAAACAATTTCAGCTTCGTACAGTATTCCTAGTGGTTATAGTGCTTCTTCAGCAGGGCCAGTAACGGTAGCTTCAGGTCAATCAGTAACAGTGCCGTCAGGCTCACGATGGGTGGTAATCTAATATGGCATCAACAATTAACGCATCTACAAGTCCAGCAGGGATAGTCTCATCAGCAGACGCAAGCGGAGTACTACAACTTCAAACAGGCGGTACAGCTGCTGTCACAGTAGATGCTAGTCAGAACGTAGGGATTGGTACTGCTAGTCCTGCTGTTCCATTAGATGTAATATCTTCATCAAGCAATGGATATGGAATTTCTTTGCGTGGTAGAAGTTCTGATAATGCGTCTACATTTAATATTTATAACAATGCTGGAACTACTCGTTATGGATTTATATATGGTGATTCAGGTGGTACGCAATTAGGTTCAGTAGGCGCTTTGCCAGCAATGTTTTATACCAATGGTTCAGAACGTATGCGTATTGACTCCTCTGGTAACGTAGGGATTGGTACAAGTAGTCCTGCTGCGCCATTAGATGTACAAGCATCAAGTGGTGTAAGTATGTTTAGATTAACTGCTACTTCAGGCACTGGTGCTGTATATAGTCGTTATAGCAATACAGGCGGATACTTGTATTTAGGTCGTGATAATAGTTCAGGTACTGATTTTGGCTCTGCATACGCAGCAGGTATTTGGTCAACTGGCGCATACCCAATGTTGTTTGGTACCAATGGCACTGAAAAAATGCGTATTACTTCTAGTGGGCAAGTAATTATTGGCGCTACATCTTCTGGTAACAAATTTTCAGTATTTGGCAATAGTTCTACAGAAACTCCTGTATTTATTTCTGATGCAGCTACGGCTACTGGCGCACAGTTTTTACAATATTTTTTAAGAAATGGTGTAAATGTTGGTTCAATACAGACTAGTAGCACAACAACTTTATATGTTGCCGCATCAGATTATCGTTTAAAAGATAATGTAGTTCCTATGGTTGGAGCATTAGAAAAAATTTCTCAACTTAATCCTGTTACATGGAGTTGGAAATCGGACGGTTCTGATGGTCAAGGTTTTATTGCTCACGAATTGCAAGAAGTTGTGCCAGATTGTGTAACAGGTGAGAAAGATGCTGTAGATACAGATGGTAATCCTCAATATCAAGGCATTGACACTTCATTCCTAGTAGCCACACTTACAGCAGCCATCCAAGAACTCAAAGCTATCGTAGACACACAAGCAGAACAAATCAAAGCATTGGAGGCTAAATAATGAGTTCAATCGTAGTAGCAGGCGATACCAGCGGGTCAGTCACACTTCAAGCTCCTTCCGTTGCAGGGTCTACTACACTCACATTGCCAGCAACATCTGGCACGGTACAAGTAAGCGGTTCAGCTGGTTCATTTACCTCCATCACAACAACGGCAGACTCAACCATTCATGGAGTAACTGCAGGTGAAGGCGGGGGTTCTGTAGCTTCTAATACAGCCTTTGGAGCTTCTGCTTTAGTATCTAACACAACAGGTGCAGCTAACACGGGTATTGGTCAAAATGCACTCTATTACAACACAGTTGGCGTATGGAACACTTCAGTTGGCACCAATACATTATATTCAAATACCACAGGCTCCTATAACACAGCAGTAGGACAAGGTGCTTTAACATACAATACAATAGGCACAGATAACACTGCTATTGGAGCTAATGCTTTAAATGCCGTTGTAGGCGGTACAGATAACACAGCCGTTGGTATTGGGTCATTACAAAAAAATACAGCAAGTTCAAATAGTGCAGTTGGGTCTTATGCACTATATAACAATACTTCTGGCTCACCTAATGACGCTTTTGGTTACCAAGCCTTATTTAGTAATACTACAGGTAATCATAACGTGGCTGTAGGTTATCAAGCTGGATATTCAAATACTACTCAATCAGATAATACGTTTTTAGGATATTTAGCTGGATATAGTGCAACAACAGGTACAGGTC